CCTTTCTGTTTTGTGCAATACACTATAACTAGCATATGCGGGGCGGGGTGACTAGCCGATAGCTTTTTTGATTGCGGCGTAAGCCTTGTCACAATCTAGCAAGGGCCGTCCGTCCGGGCGGTTACACTCGTCCTCTTCTACCATACCAATAAGAGCTTCTAACAAATCAGGGGCAGCGGCGATAAGTCGTTGATTTGCATAGCCTTCGTCAAGGGGGTCTTTCTTGTAAACGTGCGCGATGCCACCACGGCCCTGCGCGAGTAGTTCTTTGCTTGGTTCAATAGCTGCCGTTTGGTTGTCGGTATTGAATTTAAGCATCCATGGTGCGGGAGTGTATTTAGGCATAGTTCTTCCTTTCTGAAAAAAATCCCCGCCAGCAGGGAGCACTGGCGGGGGAGGTTACTTGGGGAGGTTCAATGAATTACCCATATAAACATAATGAATGCGAGTGTGCCAACAAATATCATTGCTTGCTTGATTTTGCGGCGGCGGCGATAACGGACACTAGCCATGAATAGTGTACTCCTCTTTATTTAATAACAACTCTATGCGTAAGTCGTCATTAGCTTCTACAAAAATAAGTCCGCGCTGGCGGTAATCGGGCTGATTGGTTGCAATGATGGCATCGTAGATTTTGGTTTTATCTAACTGGCCATAGCCGAGCACCGAGTAGCTTTCTTTTGGCTGCACTTTAATCATTGGCTACTCCTTGCAGGTCAAGTGGGTTGAAGCCGACAGGGGCCACGACATAGGCTTTGTCCTTATTCATAACAATGTCGCCTACGCTCATGCTGTGCAGCGGCCCATGACGGCGTACTAGCTTTTCGTCTACATGGTTCCAGCGGTTCATTACCGCAAAGGCCGTGTCAAGGTCATCCGTGCTTACATCGGCAACGTGTTGATATAAGCCCATGTGCCATGCCTCATGTACGTCGGCATGGAAAAGGGTTTTGAGGTAAGCCTTGTAGTAATCGGGCTCGGGGGTAGACGGGTCGTTGATTTGGTCTACCTGTTGGTCGGTAAAGTTGATTTGGTATACGTTAATCATGCTGTGCCTCCGCTAACTGATCTTCTTGGCACTCACGGCATGTGGTGGGCTCACCGTGCGTATAGGTGAGTATTTCGCAGTCCTCGCAGCCTTCAACGGGCTTAAAGTCAACGGTGCAAGTGTATGGAATAGTTCTAAGCATTTTATGCCTCCCTATTGCAAAGTGCTTATGGCGTTGAAAATACCAAGGCCCTTGGCGAAAACGCCGTCGCGCTTGGCGTGGGCTATGATAGCCCCCTGGATGCGGCCCTTACCCTTGGGCAACTGACTAAACGGCAACTCAACCTGTACAGGGTTGCCGTCAACGTCTACCCCGTGGCAGTAGCTTAAATCCCAAGCGGGAAACCCCGGATCGCTTACCAACCGCAACCGCGTGATTTGCTTTAAGCGGGCATCGTCCCAGTAAAGGGTTTCGGTAATGCGGTGTGTGACCGCCTCGTGGTACTTACTTGGGTTGACAAGGCCGTTGGTCTCGCCAGAGTAGGTGTATTGATGTGTCATTAGTAACTCCTAATATCATTGTGTGGTTACAGTACACAATAAACATATATGTATTTATAGGGGGTGACTAGCCGAGTGTTGGTACTTTTTTGCTCGGTTTACCGATCGGAAAGATGTGGCCAAACAATTCGTAACAATTCGTAGCCAATTCGCGGTTGGTCGTTAGTAGCCTCCTGTCTTGGGGCTAGCGAATTGCGGTATTGGCAGAATTGGCTTTTTGTCGTCGAGGAATCGAGTCGGATCGGATGAAAATAGGCAATTCGCCAATTCTACAATTCGTTGGTCGTCAAGGCCCCGGTGAGTCTGGGGTGTGGCGAATTGGCAAAGTATTGGCGGGTATTGGCTGAGTGACGTGGTGTGTAGGTTTGGTGTTCTTTTTCAAAAACGGGTGTTCGGTGTATAGTGTTTGTGTTAGCGTGTTCCAAATCTGGTTCCGCTATACACCCGCGCGTGGGAAAAAATTCAGAAAAAGTTCGACGGTAGAAATAGGTATGACATAGAGATCTCTGCATGACGCGCCAGCCGCGTTTGATTCTCGTTTAAGGAGTAGAAATGAACAGAACTGAGGCGAAACAGAAAGAAAGACAACTGACTGTTGACCGAGTGGAGCATAAAATCGCTCGCATTGATGCGAAAAGTATACCGGTTGAGCTTCTTGCAGACAAACTGATAGAAACCAACGGAAACGTCGCAAGGACGGCCGACCACTTCAACGTGCGATACACTGACTTGGCCCGTTTGTGTGACCGCAAGCCGACTTTACGGAACGCACTGGTAGGTGAGCGCGAGAAGCTGGTTGACTTGGCCGAGGAGAAGTTGCGTGAAAAGGTAAACAGCGGCAATCTTCGCGCGGTTATGTTCACTCTAAAAACTGTTGGCAAGAATCGCGGCTATTATGAGCGACGGGACACGACCGACGACAGTTCACCTGAGATGGGCGAGGTCAAAATGAAAATGGATTTGACTAAATTGTCTGGGAATCAACTCCGTCAGCTGCAGGATATCATGTCCACAGTGAAAGATGAGCCTGAAATCATCGACGTGACTCCAAAAATGTCAGATGAGACGAATGATGACTGACTTGATCGCTCTCTCTTTTTCCTATTAGTTCAAGAAGTTTCGTGAAGTTTCATGAACCCGTGTAAATCATACGACCATTAATGACTTGTTCGGCAAAAAGAAGTCCCGCCGAAGCGGGACCAAGGTTGGGGATGGGGCGGAGCTTACGACTTAGGCGCAGATAACGTGATAAGCCCCTTTTCAACTGCGTCCCGTGGGTTGTTGGCGGTGCATGGCATCCCTGCCTCACGGCATTGTGAGTAGTAATCACTTACCGTTTTGCCGTTCATTTGCATAAGGATCGCCCAACGCTTGTTGCGGAGACTGCCCGCACGGGCTTTGGTGGAAAGGTTGATCTTGGGGTCAACCACTTTGATAACTTGTGCCGGGAACGGCACTTCCTTCTCAGCTTGCTTGGCCATGATGGCCTCCTTCTAGCTTTCTGTTGCTGACCACATGGCCAGTACACGTATAATACTAAATGCGGCGCAGGATAGCAAGCTGATTGCACCGTAAAAAAACTCGGCTAGTCAACAGGCTAGGTGTTTTGTATACTTTGTACAGTTAAACACAACCAAACAATAGGAGTTATCAGTTATGTCAAACCAAATTACCCCCGAAAGCTACACCGCATTAAGCGAGGATCTGCTGGCCGATATACAGGAGGCCCTTTGCGTTACTGACGGTTGGCCCGAAACCGCCGCCGCTGTAACTGCTGCTACGGGTTCTACTATGGGCCAATGGGTTGCCGTTGCTAATTCCGTTACTCACGTGGCCGGTAAAACTCTAAGCGTGCACGCTGTATGCGACAACGCTGCCACGGCGCAACAAATAACGGATTTGCTTAACTACCAAAGTGTTCACGCACCTACCACTTGGTAGTCAACTAAAAAGCCCTGCTCCAGTAGCGGGGCTTTTTTACGCCCTCCAAAATCCTATCTTGAGACGAATCTCCAAAAATTGATTCTGAGACGAATCTCCAAAAATTGATTCTGAGACGAACGAACATGTGAGCGAGTCATGAGGACAGAGTTCTTTTTAGCAGAGCCGGACTCGTGATAACTCGTGAGAATATTTTTGTTGCGTGATAATACAGGCCGTGTACTATGTGTATAGTTAAGCAACCAGAAAGTTAGAAGGAGCAGTACGATGAAAGAAGGGTTATTGTTGATGGGTTTTGTGTTTAGCATTATTGGCATCATTGCTGCCGCAGCGGGCACGGTCCTGGGTTATGTATATGTCAACAATGTAGTCCACAGCATTCTCTTGGTTTACGGGTGCCTGTCGGCGCTTACGTTTATGGTAATGCTTTGCATAGGCGAGGACTTTTAGCCTAGCGCCCCCGCTCACGCAGCGGGGGTTTTTTTGCACGGCCCGTTTTTTCACGAGTATTTAGTTTTATTTTGTGCTTGTGTACAATGTTTAATAGTGTACTATGTGTATAGGCAATGCGTTGTTGTATTGCTGGCAATTAGTAAAGGTTACTTAGTTATGGCTAAACAAAACAAAAAGCCCGCTGCGGCGGCACCCGCTACCAACCCAACCGCTGGCATGGTTGCCATGCCCGCTGCTACTGCCGCCAACAAAGGCGCAGCCGTTGCATGGGCAAAGGCGCAAGGGTTGCCAAGCTTTAGTGCGCTGGTTATTGGCAACGGCCCCAAGCCTACCAACGTGCCAAACCCGCACACTACGGCGGGCAAGCGCAAGGCGGTACTGGCCAATAACGCAATGGCTGGCCAAACTGTTGCGGCATACTACAAAGCGGCGCAGGCAAATGTTAGCGGCACCATAAGCCCAAACAACCCGCTAATGGCGGCAAAGGCTGGCCTTATTACTTTGTACGCGCCCAAACAGTAACACCGGCAACCAACACCCGGCGCGTAGGTAACGCCGGGTGTTTTTTTTTTACCACCCCTATGTGAGTTTCCCTGAAAACAGATGATAAAAATGGCCCCCACCCCCACAATGAAAATTAGGTACCATATTTTCTCATGATCGCACCTGCGCCTTCGTTACACGTTGATAACCTGTCACCCCCCGCCTTTAAAAAAGGTACCCTTGCAATAAAAAAATTTTTCGAATATATTTTCACGCATGGCTATTACCTACCGAGGCGAGAGATTCAGCGGGTATAACAAGCCCAAGCGAACTCCCGGCAAGAAGAAAAAGTTTGCGGTCCTTGCCAAGCAGGGAAGCAAGACGAAGTTAATTCGTTATGGCGACCCCAACATGAAGATTAAGAAGAGCCAGCCCGGACGCAGAAAAAATTTTCGTGCGCGGCATGGTTGTGACAGTAGACCCCCGAGTAAATTGACGGCCCGTTATTGGAGCTGCAAGAATTGGTGATGCGATGTCGCTTGTAGAGAATATCAACAAACGCAAGAAAAAGGGAATTAGTCGCTCTAAGAAAAAGAGCACGATTTCAGCAAAGGCTTACGCTGATATGAAAGCTGGCTGGCCAAAGAAGAAGAAAAAGAAGAAGGCCAAATCATGAAAAAGTCTGTTGCCGCGCCCAAGGGTTTCCATTGGATGAAAAAGGGAGCCTCTTACAAGTTGATGAAAGACCCATCAACCGGATACAAGGCGCACAAGGGCGCGAGTAAAAAGGCTACTTTTGAAGTGCAGAAGGTTCACAAGAAAGGATAGACTATGCCCACCATACAAATATCGGCTCGGCGTCGCGATGCGATGGGTAAAGAGCAGCTTGAGGAATACTTGGTAGGAAGCGGCAAGCCCGCCGGAGCGGCGTTTAGTGTTTCTGGCGATAGTGTCAGTTGGGGTGACGACGCCACACCCGCTCCCGCATCCACCCCTACTCCAGAACCAACCCCCGCCCCAGAGCAAGAAGCCGTAGACTTTGGTAAGATGACCAAGCTGCAGATTGAAACTTTTGTGCGTGACAATTACGGTGTGGAGCTAGACCGGCGACACACAAAGGGTGACCTGATTGCACAGGCGCTTACTATCCGTTTAGACCACAGCTAGGAGGCACCGATGGGACAGGGATACAGTTACGGTAAAAAAACCAAAAAGACTAAGAACAAAAAGAATAAGAAAAAGAAAAAGTGAGCGAAGTTGTTCACCAACGAGTCTTTTGGCAGAAACTTGTAGACGACCAGTTTCACCGTTTTGCATACGGGCGCATAACGCAGGATCAATTCTTGAACCGTATGGAGCGGTTGGGCTGGAATAAAAGAGACCTCAAACAAATACTTGAGGAAGAAGACACCAGCTAAGAAAGGTTAGAAATGACAGCATTACTCCTGGTGCCATTCATTTATATATTTATAGTTGACAACGCTGATTTTTTTGCTCAGGCTGCAAAAGAACGCGAGCAGGGTTATGACTGGCATTATGTGGGCAAATCGCCACCTGATGTACAGGCCAAATCACTCACGCTACAGTGTGCGGACCAAAACGGTAAAGCGTGTGGTGAGCCGTACATACTGTGGAAGTTAAAAAAGTGAATGATCTACAGGAACTAGCCCAGAACCTTACGCCGCAAGACATAGACCGCGAGCTACAGAGCCGCTACATGCACGAATTCATTAGGGGGGCATGGGCTAGCTTAGAGCCGGGACGTGTGTTCCATGACAACTGGCACATAGAAGCTATATGTGAGCACCTTGAGGCCGTAAGCCGTGGTGAGTTACAGCGGCTGATTATCAACATACCGCCCCGCCACATGAAAAGTTTAACGTGCTCGGTGGCGTTTCCGTGCTGGACATGGCTGCACCAGCCCAACAAACAGTTCTTGTTTGCCAGTTACGCCCAATCACTATCTACACGGGACAGCGTCAAGTGCAGAAGGCTACTTACGTCGCAGTGGTATCAGGATAATTGGGGCAGCGTGTTCCATTTAACGGGTGACCAAAACCAAAAGCAGAGGTTTGAAAACAATCACAACGGGCATCGCATTGCAACATCCGTAGGTGGTGGCTTGACCGGTGAAGGTGGCGACATCATAGTTATAGATGACCCGCACAACGTCAAACAGGCTGAAAGTGATTTAGTACGGCAGGACGTTCTAGAATGGTGGGACACAGCCGTACCCTCCCGTTTGAATGACCCGCGCACGGGCGCTTTTGTCATTATCATGCAGCGCGTGCATGAAAACGATCTTACGGGGCACATAATTAAAAAACAGGCTGAGGCGTTTGAAGATAAAACGCAAACCGACCCAGAAGAGTGGACGCACCTATGCGTACCCGCTGAGTTTGAGCAGAACCACCCACACACGTACTTTTCAAAGTTGCCTGATACCAGTGTGCCGGAAGACCCGCGCCAGGAAGAAGGTGAGTTGTTGTGGCCAAACCGTTTTGATCAAAAGGCCATAGCCAATCTACGCACTAGCCTTGGCGAGTATGCAGCGGCAGGACAACTACAGCAACGTCCGGCACCCAAGGGCGGTGGTATCATAAAAGAAAAATGGTGGCGCGAGTGGGAAAAAGACAGTAACCCACAGTTTATTTATGTAATACAGTCTTGGGATACAGCTTTTAGTGAGCGCGATGGAGCCAGTTATTCTGCGTGCACAACATGGGGCGTGTTCAGTTACGGCACACGGTATAATATCATGCTAATGAACCGTTGGCGTGATCGCTGTGCGTACCCTGAACTACGCCGTGCCGCCCGTGAACTTTACGATGATTTCGCACCGGACGCCGTGTTAATAGAGAAAAAAGCCAGCGGCCAGAGTTTGATACAGGATATGCGCCAGATGGGTATACCCACTATACCGTACTCGCCTGACCGTGACAAAACGGCGCGTGCTCATGCCGCCAGTGCCTTGCTGGAAGCGGGATTGGTGTGGTACCCCGACCGCCGTTGGGCCAAAGAAGTGATTAAACACTGTGCCGTGTTCCCGGCCGGAGACGGTGCCGATATTGTTGATACAGTTACTCAGGCATTGCTACGCCTCCGAGCAATGTGGTACGCTCAACCGCCTGAAGATGACGAATGGGAACCAGAAACTGTATTTCGTGATGATCCCTTTGCACAATCCAATGTAGTGAATCTACCGGGGGCTATTTATGGCTGAGTATGCGGCACCGTTTCAATTGATTGAAGACACGTTGAATAACGTGCCTATAGAAGAACAGCCCGACGGTAGTTTTTTAATAGGTACTCCCGCCCTTGACACTATAGAAGAACCAGAATTACGTGAGTGGGACTCTAACCTTGTTGAAACATTAGATGAGCAAGACCTGAGTAAACTTGCTTCGTCGTTGATTAGTGACTATGAGGACGATGCCTCGGCGCGTGATGATTGGTTGCGGGTATACCAGAACGGGCTTGAAACACTCAAACCGGATGAGCGCCAAATAGATGAAACCTCCGTCAACCGTGAGCAAAAGCGCCTGACCAATGTAGTGCACCCGATGATCGCGGAGGCCGCTACGCAGTTTCAAGCCAAGGCGATCAATGAACTGTTCCCGCCCAAGGGTCCAGTAGGCGCGACTATTGTAGGTGAGGCCAGCGTAGCCACGCAGGAACAAGCCAAGCGTGTTACTGACTATATGAACTATCAACTTACGGAAGAGATGACGGAGTATTTTCCTGATCTTGACCAAATGCTTTTTCATTTGCCGCTGGTGGGTCAGACATACAAGAAGTGTTGGTTTGATGTCAACCTACGGCGCATTTGCAGCCGGTTTGTTCAAGCTGAAGATTTTGTAATTGATGCCGGTGCTACTGACCTTGAGTCTGCGTGCCGGTATACGCATGTTTTGCGTGTTCCGCGCCATGAGTATGACCAGTATGTAGCTAATGACTATTACCTTCCTGCACCAGCCAGTTCTGATTCATTGCAAGAAACGACGATTCAAGACATTGATGGCATTGAGGCTGTGTACGGCACATATGATGCGCCGATTGAATTGCTAGAAATACACACGTATTCTGACATACTCAATAAAAACGAAGATGACCCTGATAAGCCAATAGTGGTTACAATTCATCGTGACTCTGAAAAGGTTGTTGCGGTTCGCCGTAACTGGGACGAAGAAGATGAAAAAGAACGCAAGAACGTTTGGTTCATTTCGTACAAATTTTTGCCGGGACTCGGGCCGTATGGGTATGGGCTGTATCATGTAATCGGCGGGTTGGGTAAAGCCGCAACGGGAGCACTGCGCTCTCTGCTTGACGCAGCGGCATTTAGCAACATGCAGGGTGGATTCAAACTTCGTGGTCGTGTTAAAGGCGGCGACATGGAGATTGGCCCCGGTGAGTTTACAGATATTGACGCAGCGGTTGATGACGTTAAAAAAGCGATCATGCCACTGCCGTTCAAAGAGCCAAGCCAAACCATGATGCAACTGCTTCAGTTTGTGGTGCAAACGGGCAAGCAGTTCGCTAACACGGTAGAAACTAATTTAGCCGATGCAAACCAGAACACGCCCGTAGGAACTACGATGGCGTTGTTGGAAGAAAACAGCCGTGTGTTTTCTGCCGTGCACAAGCGACTGCACAACAGCCAGCGTAAAGAGTTTAAGCTCATTGCCAAGCTCAACGGTATTTATTTACCGGAGCGTTACCCCTACCGGATACGTGACCTTACGGTTGTTCTGCGTAAGGATTTTGATGACCGTATTGATGTAATACCTGTATCAGATCCCAACACATTCAGCTCTACGCAACGCATCGCTCAAGCTCAAGCGATGATGCAGCTCTCTAAAGAGTTTCCGCAGTATCATAACCAGTATAACGCTTTGCGTAGAATGTACGAGGCGATGCGTATACCCAACTATGAAGAAGTGCTTACAGATCCTAAAGAAGGTATTCGGCGCGATGCGGTTACGGAAAACTCATTGATTGCTTTGGGCAGACCAGTTAAGGCATTTCCTGACCAAGACCACATGGCACATATTACTGTACTGGATGACTTTTTCCGTAGGTTGCCACCTGAGCAACAGGAACAGTTCTTTATGCCGTACATTAGCCACCGTGCTGAACATACGGCGTTGTTCTATCGTGCAATGATTCAAGCGCAGATGGCCGCGCCCATGCCACCGTTAGGTGAACAAGGTGATGATACACCAGCAATTCCACCTGAGTTGGATGCAGAAATTAGTCAGGCAGCGGCTACGATTGTAACGCAGAATCCACAACCAATGATTGGGCCACCGCCACCACCAGCGGGTGAGCAACAAAACCAGCCTAATCCTATGGAGCAAGCGCAGATGGCAATGCAGATTGAGGCTCAGGCTACGCAAGCCAAGGCTCAAGCTGACATAGAAGCTAAGATGCAAAAAGCTCAGATGGATATGCAAATCAAAATGGCGCAGTCACAAATGGACATGGAAATTGAACGTATCCGTGCTCAGGCCCGTATTGATGAAAACAGAATACGTAACGAGAACCAGCAAGACCTTGAAGAGCAAGAAATGGATGCACGCATTCAACAGCTTGTGCTCAAGACAGAGGCTGATATACAGTTAGCTAAAGAAAAAGCTGAAGCGATGATTGAGGTAGAGCAAGAAAAGGCGGCATCACAGGTGGCCATAGCACAAATTAAAGCTGAGCGCACAGATGGCTAATTTAGAAAAGCTCATACCTCCGGCCACACGGCGGCAAGTGGGCAGTCTTGCGGAATATTTACGCCGTGGACTTGGTGATGTGTTTAACGTCCCCGCTATGGTTGATGATGTACGTAAACAGGGTTATCCTTCAGCTACAAATATAGGGCTTGCGGCATTAGGTCCGGCAGGAGGCTTGCAAACAAAAATTGCTGGTGGCGCTTTGAGACTTTTGCCCATTGATGCTTTTATTAAAGGTGGTTCACTGATTAGTGACGCTGTGCCCGTAGTCGGCAAAGCAATAAAGAAAGCAGCGCCACCGACGGCGGCGGCAGTTGCAATGACGCCAGCTACGGTTGATGAGGCAGAAGCGGGTGGGCTAAAAAATTTGATACTCAAGCTAGCCGATCAAATCAACACTACCACGCCCACATTGCTCAGACCCAAGGGTCAGGGTATAGGCGAGCGGATGCCTAAAAAGATCGCGGAACAGGAGCGGCAATTGAGATTGGAATTGGCTAAGATGCCTACATCGCCCAAACAAAATGAAAATATCGCTAACATCTTCAACTCACAAGAGTATACGGTTGAACAAATCCTTGCTGCCGTTAAGGAGGCATTGAAGTTTGGCGACTAAACTTACTGCCGCAGAGGTACGCGCTGCAAAGAGCTGGTTAGGTAGGCGTGACATTACGCCTAAAGAACTATCGCCAAGAAAATTTGCAAAGGCTGCAAAAATGTTAGATAAAGGTTTTAAGGAAACTTTGGCTGTTATTGCGGCGTCGCAAACCGGAGGTCAGGTATAATGGTAACGATGGCACCTAGAATGGGGGGATTACCTTCCCGTCAGATGATGGCGCAACCTGTCGCGTATCAAAACATACCTAAACTGGCACCGTCGTTTCAAAACTTAATGCGTATGGTTGTTGACGCATATAAACGTATGGGCCGACCCGTACCTCCTGCGGATGATATTGCAAAAATAGCCCGAGGTATTGCTGAAGATCAAGCGGGTGCCGCCGCCGCTCCGTTAGGGAGAAGCCCTACGGGTGTTGTAAATCCTGCTCGCGGAGCATTTGAAGGGCAGATGATAAGTCGCCTAAAAACACCCGACAACACTACTTTCCACTACCGCCCCGGAAAGGTCGAAGACGCGCTAGGGTTTGACACAAGAGACTATAAAAAAATTCCTAAAATGCTCGAGAGCGGTATGCCGGGACAAGGTCTTTCACTTGCAACGCGAATGCAAAGCAGACCAGGACCGCTTATTCCTTCTGAACAAGCAGCGTTTATGGGACAATTTCCAGAACGCGTGATTCACGGTACGCAAACTGTTCCGGCCTCTCTGACTTCAGATTTACAAAAAGCAATAGAAGCATTTGCCAAGCGAGCGGGCCGCGCACCTTCAGAACAAGAAGTTGGCCAGATCATTAGTCAAATCGCCAAACAGAAACCACAGTCAGCACTTGATATGCTCAGTTTTCCAGGGGCTAAAGCCGGAGCACCCAACGTAGCTGCACAGGAAGTTGGTGCGCTAGCGCGTGCCGGTGAAAGTGGCGCTCTAGCTGATCTTGCTAAAACAGCGGGTAAAGCCGCCGGAGTTAAAGGTCCCGCAGCTGAAGAAGCTCTTACTCGCGCAATTTTACAGCGACAAGCAATGGGGCCGCGCAAAAGTTCGTTAGACTATTTGACCGCCCTACCCACCAAGCAGGGCAAAAATTTAGAAGCTCTTGCCGAGCAAACACAGAAAAAGAAACTACTGGACGAGATTAAGAAACTACTTAAGAAATAGCTAGAAATTAAGACCTAGGAGAATTATGGTCATAGGTGAATTTTTGCGTAAGCTCCAAGAGGGTTTACGTGCTGAGCAAGAATCTATACAGGAGCGTATGGGTTCTGGCGGCTGTAGTGATTTCAATGATTATTGCCGTAACGTAGGCATGATCGCTGGAGTTGATTTAGCTATAGCCACAATACAAGAGACTGTTGAAACCCTAGATAAAGAGGATCAAGAATGAGTAACCTTCCTATTCCCCGAGGATTTAAGGTGCTGATCGAAAAGCCTAAACCTAAAGACAAAACTGATGGCGGCATCTTGCTGCCAGACCAAGCAATAGAAGCCGAGAACTATTTGAGCATCTGTGCCAAGGTGGTTAGCATTGGTCCGCTTGCATTCAAAGACCGCGAGACGGGCAAGTTTTGGGCTGGTGGTCCGTGGGCTACTCCCGGCCAGTGGGTTATCGTGCCTAAATTTACGCAGTTTCGCATGGAAATTGACGACAAAGAGTATCGCTTTATTAACGACGATGAAATTATCGCTGTTGTCGAAGACCCAACTGTAATAAAGGTATACGCTTAAACATCGTATCGCGACGTAATCGCGTAGAAAGGAAAAATTATGGCAGAGCAGAAAGAAGAGTGGGAACCTGTAGACGAACAGGCTCTCGAAAAAGACTTGGCACCGCAAGAAGACAATGCTGAGTTTTCAGACCTCGTTGAAATTATTGATGAGTCTGCACCGGACTCAGTTCCTGCGCCCGAACCAGCGGCAGCATCTGAACCAGATAATGACATGTCTGACCGTGTGCAGAGACGCATCGACCAGCTAACACGTGAACGGCGTGAAGCAGAACGGCGTGAGCAAGCTAAAGATGCCGAGTTACAAGCACTCACGGAAAGAATGGCACAGCTTGAAAACAAAGGCCAAGAGCAAGCGGTGCAAAGTTTTCAAGATCGGTATAATCAAGTACGCGCTGACTTAACCGCCGCTGCAGAAGAAGGCGACACGGCTCAGCAAATCGCTTTAACTGAGCAACTTGCCGATATGCGTGCTGAGGCAAAAGTTGCTCAGTTGACTAATAGGCAACAGCCAGCGCAACAGCAGCAACAGCAACAGCAACAGCAACCGGCGCAAGATGCACCACAAGCGGCTTATACTTGGTGGGAGCGGAACCAGTGGTTTAACACACCGGAAAACCAAGCTGAGTCAGCTTATGCGCGGGTTGTTGACGTTCAATTAGAGCAGGAAGGTTTCGATAAGAACAGCCCTGCCTACTACACAGAGCTTGATAACCGTTTACAAGAAAAATTTCCTGAGTTATACAACAAGGGCGATGTAAAAAAATCAAAACCCGCAACAGCGCCGACAGGCGGTAGAGCGAGTTCTGGTAAAATCGCAAAAGACGGTCGGGTACAGTTAACGAAAGATGAACTTAGCATGGCTCGCGAACTCGGGATTACATCGGAAGCCCAATTAAAGGCTTACGCTAAAGAAATCCAAAAGAGTAGACAGGAGTCTTGATTATGGCTATCGCTCGAACAACTCGTAATTCCGAACCGACGCATGAACTTCGAGAAGATATTTCTCGCGAAGAAACGTGGTCACCTCCAGCTTTGTTGGATGCTCCCCCTGCTAGGGAGGGTATGCGGCAAAGATGGGTATCTACCCAGATCCTAGGGCAAGAAATTCCGCACCACACTATGAAAAGATTCCGTGAAGGTTGGACTCCGCGACCGGCAGATACGGTACCGAAAGACTTTCCAGTTCCCACTATTGCCCAAGGGCAGTGGGAAGGGTTAATAGGCGTTGAGGGCATGATTCTGTGCGAGATGCCAGAAACGAAAGTCGCTGCTCGGACAAAGTATTTTGCTCGGAAAAATGCAGAGCTTAACCAGTTTGTGGAATCAAATCTCAATAAGGTGGAACGAAGTGGCGGTATCGCTATTGACAGAGATTTCCGTTCCGATGTTTCACGTGGTCAAAAAATTGTCGATGATTAAGGAGCATTCTTATGGCAAACACGGACGCCCCTCGGGGCTTTTGGCCGCTTCGTCATCTCTCGGGTGGGACCATGCGGCCCTCTGCTCACACGCTTGCGAGTGGGTATGGCACCAACATCTTTCGAGGTGACGTAGTCAAACTTGTTGCTGGAGGGGGCATTGAAGTTGCCGCCGCTGGTGACCGATTCCTCGGTATCTTTGATGGATGCCGGTATGTTAACTCTAGTGGCGAGCAGGTCTATTCCAAGTATTGGCCCGCAAGCACCACGGCTACTGAAATTGAAGCCTATGTTTATGACGATCCAAACATTTGCTTCGGTGTTCAGTCCGCTGGTTCTACTGTGGCTGCCGATGTTGGTAACATAGGTGACCATGTTGCTGGTACGGGTTCTACTACTACGGGGATCTCGGCCCACGAATTGAACGGTTCTACTGGTACCGGCGACGCAGGATTCCGAGTTCTCGGAAAAATCGAAGCGCCGGACAATGCCTATGGGACAAATGTCAACCTGATTGTTCAGCCGTATGAGCATGAGTACACTATGGCTGACCATAGTACTCCAGGCGTATAGGGGGTTTAGACAATGGCTTTGAATAGAGCACTCTTTGCAAAACAGCTCGAGCCGGGACTAAACACCCTTTTCGGCATCGAGTACGCAAGCTACCCAGAACAGTGGAAAGAAATCTTTTCGCAGAATACTTCTCAAAAGGCTTTTGAAGAAGATACCCTGCTTGAAGGTTTTGGGGCGGCAGCAGTTAAAGCTGAAGGCACCGCAGTGGCATACGACACGGCGGCTGAACTTTGGACTGCTCGCTACAACCACGACACCATTGCTTTGGCGTTTTCCATTACGGAAGAAGCTGAAGAGGATGGCTTGTATGGTTCCATTGGCCAACGCTACGTTAAGGCGCTGGCTCGCAGCATGGTCCACACCAAGGAAATCAAAGGAGCGAACATTCTTAACAATATGTTCACTTCAGGCACTGGCGGTGACGGTGTTGTTCTTGGTTCGGCTAGCCACCCAACGGCCAACGGCACTCAATCAAACATTCTGTCCACGGCAGCTGATTTGAGTGAAACCAGCCTTGAGCAAATGCTCATTGATAT